GAGGATGATTTCTCACCCTCTACTACTCTTTCTTGCTTAATTGTTTAAAAACCTGATTCACATATGTACTTAATCCGGCTACAAGCACACCTTGTACGATTGCTGTAAATACTGCCATTGCTATATTCTGCACACCGGAAAGGTTACAGGTTGCAATCACGTAGATTCCACAAATCACAATTCCAACGATTCCAAGAACCAACGGAATATATTTATTTGTCACGGCCTGTGACTGTTTCAGCCCCATTCCGACAAAGTACAGTACAACTGCTACTACTACCAGTTCCGGTTTCACATAATTCATAATCTGTTCCATAATATTTATTCTCCTTTATTATTTCTCAAATGAAGTTGCTTGATTTCTTCATACATCTTTGTTCCAGTTCCGTTCCCGCCTAATTCATGATACGATTCGTACATATCACAAAAATTTTCAAATGCGTAAGGTGGGATGGAACCAAGTTCCATGTATTTATCATGGTATTCAAACAACTTAACTTTCAAAAGCACCATAGTCCCCTTGCTATTAGCATCTCTGTGTACCTTTTGGCTTTTCAAAATCCACACGATATATCCAAGAATAACCGGTAGCACTATAGTATATGTTGACATTAAAAATTTGCTCACTGCTTCGTCTCTCTTTCTTTATAAATAAGTATAAAAATAAGACCACTTTCACGGTCTTGCTCTAATTTTCATATATTATTTTCCTTTCTCCCACATTAAATGGGAAGACTAAGATAAATTGGCATATGTATACTTCTTCCATCCCGACCAAACATTAGGATTTCCAGTGTAATCCCTAATATACATTTTACCACCAGCGATTATTACGATTTGCGTATCAAACACTGCTGATAAAATTAGCACGCCCCAAAATTTTTCTGTAGTTGATATTTCAGGTATGATTGCCCCGTTAATCCTATATTCTCCAGGTAGTTTTTTATTTTTCGAACAATATTCTTCTAGTGTAGTTGTACCGGTTATAATCCCTCTCGGAGCCTTGCTATTTAATCGACACGTTCAAGTTTTCATCTAATAAAACCACTCTGTAGTTTCCCCATCCAGCACCAAAAGCAGGAATAACAAGGGCTCCATTCTCTTTTGTGCAAGTAATCCCGACTGAATTATCGGAAACCATTGGTGTAACTTTAGAAACTTCCATTTCATCTCCATTTCCGCCAAATGACACGCAGATAGGTGCAGCAGTGGCACTTTGACCTGAAATTAATAATATCGCAACAACAGTCCTTGTCTTTACAATCCCTGAAAACATTAGCGTCCTCTCGGTATCTTCTTGCCCAAAAATGACACTTTTTCCTCTCAGAAATGCCTTGCTATTTTATTGAAAACAAAGGAAGCTTCTGAGTGTATGACATAATTACAGTTCCAGAAGTCCATGAGCCAATGTGAATCGAAATGATAGTGTTGTTAGTTACTGGTTTTACATCATCACCATAGATTTTTTTGGTATCTATTTCTCTAATAATCTTTCCATCGGCAGAATATGCATGGACGAAAATCATCCGAAATCTATCTATTAAAAGAATTTCAGCAGCATTGTCAGCAGTTCCTCCTAAATCAATTTCAATAGTTTCTGAATCACGCATGTCATAATTAGTAGAATACACCTTATTATTATTGCTATTTTATAGTCTTGTCAATGATATAGCAAGCCAGGCATTATCTGTTTTTGGGTCTATATTAAAAGAAAGTTTATTGTCTGTATCGAAGAAAAACGTGCTGTGCATATACGCAACGGATTGTGTCAGCCATGTTATTTTTGATGTATTTGCCGAGGTATTGCCTGTCACAATCATCGCAAGTTCACATTCACTCGATACATTTGAATTACTAATATTGGCAAAAGTTAAAATGTACGTGCTAAATGGTTGTAATATAAGTTTTTGTGGATCAGAACCAGTATAAAAACCTCTAATTAAACTGCTTTTCGCCTTGCTATTTAAGTGAAGTCAAACGGGATCTGTAAATGTATGCATCATTAACAACATTACCGTTAGTTATAGTATAATATCCTTCCCTGGCTTCTTTTGTGTTTTCCACAGAATAATCAATTTTGTTAATACCATTCCCTGCTATCAACTTGACAAGACTTCTGTTGCTGTCGGATTGATACCCTATACATGCATATAGATCATAGTAACCACCATTGTTTGATATTATTAATACCAAACAATTAAGACATTTAAGAGAGACTTTTTGGGATTTTTCCAAAAGTACCGGCTCCGACAATGTCTGGTTGCTATTTAACTTATCTTCTTCCAAGTATTCCAAGTACCACCATTTTTCTTACGAAAATAAAATGAGTTCTCAGACGAATTGAAGAAAGCAAACTGAACTCCATAATTATTTGATGTTGATGGAATAGTTAATATTGTTCCATAATTCGTATTGGTTTCTACACCAGAAATTCCATTAGTAATGTTCGAACGGGAAAACCAATACAATGACAATTCTCCTGTTGTAGTAGGGATAGTATCAAGATCTCCTTTGAATTCATTCTTTCCAGTACGAATTTTGCCCTTGCTATTTTGTTTAAGAAATTTTTGAAAAAATTCCATTTTCGATTGAATATCGATAGTCGATATTCAGACCATATTTATATAATACTATCAGTCCGTATGTACCATTAACATATCTATATCCAACAGCAAGATATCTCGAACCGGCTATAAAATTTTTAAAGAACGTTCCGTCTTTTGGAAATCTGTTCTTAGTCACTGCATCCTTTACGCATGCATCAACTCCACCAAGAGCATTATATTCCGAGTCTTGATAATATATTGTTGAAGTATCAATCTGAGCCTTGCTATTTAGTCAAGGTTAATTCCATCCTTCTGTAACTTCGAAGCTTGTGGGTGTTACACGCAAACCCAAACGTGCACCATCATATGCAATGCAAATACAGTTACCGAAGTTTGTTTCATCTAATGCCATTATTATAGAAATTGGACTTCCACCACTCAAATTTGCTGACACAATGTATCCATTGTTCGCAAGAAAGAGTCCTCTGTTTGCATTTAAAGCTGTAACAATATCAGTATATTCTCTAAAATCAAGATTCAAATGTGTCGCAAACGGCTTGCTATTTTATTTACAAATTACTGCCATTCCCCATTGACGCATCTAATTTGCGCAACAATTTGACCATATGAATGAAATACGAAAGATACGTATTTGTGATTAAGTATGACATAACCATAATATTGAAACATCATCCCGCAACCAACAAAGCCGTAATAAAATACGTTATCTTGGAATTTTTCTATGTTTTTCTTAATGGCAGCCACTATATCATTATTCTCTATTTCTGGCTCATCAATATCCATTCTGACGGCATCGTGCGCCTTGCTATTTAGTAAACTTCCAAAATCTTACTCTCAGATCTTTTACGGTTGTCCCTGGTGTGCCAAAAAGAAAGCCTCCTTTATAATCTGCATATACACTTATTGCTGTTTTGGGTTCTATGGATTGATAATAATATATGGTAGCCATTTTTATATTGTCTAACCTCAAATTTTCTTTTTGTAAACTGGTATATCCGGCACTTGGAATCGTAATTGAATTATATGTAGCGTCTATAGTCGTCAGAGCCTTGCTATTTAAAACACAATAGCTGCTGATCAGAATAAATCTTGAAAAACTTGTAATACTAACGTATAATATTGTAACGCCATTAATGAGAGAAAGGAATTGCAATAATGTATACAAACAACGAAGAATTCGAAAAGATGTTAGAAACAATTGATATAGATAAAGAACCACCAGCTGATGATACTGAAAGACAGTATTATTTTATCAAAAAAGCAAGGAAATATGTAAAAGAGGAATCAGAGAAACTGGGCCGCCCAT